AATGCTCATCCAAGTTCACGCTCTCCACCTCATCCCCGTATTTCTCGCGAGGGTATTCCGTGCGCTCTACGCCTGTGACTACTGCAATTTTCTGTGGGTCAGAGCCGAAGCCCCCACGATACACTACTTGTGTACCCTTGCGGATAATCCGCTTGTTCATAAACTTTGTTTTCATTGTTCTATTTTCTTTCCTGTTTTCGTATTCACCCATCCAACGCCCTCGACCCACTCCTCATCTGCATATATGAGTTGTTCCAACTCGTCGATAGTCATCTCGTAGAACTGCTCTTTCGTCATGTTCATTTCATCCCCGTACTTCTCGTACATTGTATCCCATACACTCATAGCGACATCATTAAAAATGGATTCAAAAATTTGTTTGGTTCAACTCGCTCCTCTACGGGATCGTGTGGTATGAGACCCTTGCGTTGAGCCTCTATGCGATAAAGGACAGCCTTTAAGAATACAGAGTATTCAGCGTCCGTCATTTTAGGTTTGTATTTAGGTTTATCCATGATTTACATATATTTCTTTCTGACTTTCTAAGTCATAGATTGCTCTCTCTCCTCTCTTAGAAGCTAACACAAGCGCATCCTTCATGCTAGGTAGGATGTTGCATAGGTCGAAGATGATGTTGCCATCCTCAACCCATGTCCCTAAGCAAACCGATTCGGAATTGTTTTGCAATTCTACGAGCGCACTCTCCCTGAACTCCTCGTACTTCCGCTTGAAAGACTGAGGGTTAGCGATTTCGATAGAACCTTCGGACGTGATGCCACCCACTACGAAACCTCTTTGAGGTTCACGCCAGGTCTTGCCGTCTTTGGTCATCATGGAGGAGCCACCCTGAAGGGCAGTCCGTCCATAGACGTAGCTAGAAGCTACCTTGAAGTCATTGAATTTGATATCCATTGTTGAGATTAATTAAAAATTAAAGAAGTGTTTTCATCGTAGGCTTCGCCTACTAATCGGCAACCTTCATAGTCGCCTATCATGTGGAAGTACTCGTAAGCCTCCTCTATCTCACATAGTGAGAAGTCTAGGAAGTGATTATACATAGCTTCCAACTAAGTCCTCCAATCGCATCTGCTCTGAGCAGCTGAGTGTATCCCACTCCGCACATTGGCGGAAGTTGTCGATACCGAGGAATTGAACATCGTTGAAAAGAGCCGAAGCCATTTGCGCTTTCTTGCGCTGAGTGTCTGTGCAGTGTAGCATAGAATTGAGATTTTGAAGTTGGCTGAATTGCCGATTGCAAAGATATAACAGACTTTCCGTTATTCCAAATTTATTTTTTTACCCTTTAGGGTATAGTTAGATGATGTAAATGACATCGTAGTGAGGCATATCCGCTGCCCATCGGACAGCATAATGCTCGTCCTTCACGGGATCGAACACATGGTCGCTCGAAGGAACCTCCTTGAGGAGGCACCATTCACTCCCATCTTTGAGGAGTTGAGCAGCAGCCCACGATTGAGCCTCTGAAACGGCAGAAAAACTGAGCTTCGTTCGAAACTCTGATTCCCCAAGGGGGAAGATGAAAGAGTAAATTTTCATAAATCTATGATTTAAAAGGTTTAATAACTAATGAAGTGATAACTACGTTATCAGAAAGGAGCAGTGTCAGCAATCAAAGCTTCAGCTTCAAGGCGGGCAGCCTCTATCTGAGCAGAGCGGAGTCGAGCCATGCACTCTTCGACAGTCTCACCCTCTAAGAGGGTAACCTTCATCATCTTCTTCTTACGAGCCTTCGGCTCGATTACCTCGACCTCCTTACGAGGCTCGAATGGAAGAGCTTCACCTTCGGTGACGGCATGGACAACCTTGGTCTTCTTGACCTTGCCAACCTTGTTGGCAGTAGCACCCTTCGCTTGAGTTAACTCAAGACCATCCTCTGACGTCCTCTTAGGACGGCGGATAGCCTTTTTCGAAGTCTTCGACTTCGCTTTGCGTTTCTTCGCTTTTGGCTTTGGCTGCTCCTTCGGAGCATCGATGGAGTTGATGAACTCAGTTAACGATGCTAAAGCATCGAGAGCCGTCTTCTGCTTCGCAGCATTCGGTGAGTAAACAAAGCTGTTTACAGCTTTCTTGAGGTCTTTCAGCATAGCTGACTTGTTTTCCAATGTCTTCGACATGATAGAGAGATTTTGATTTTCCTAAGTTGGCTGACTTCCAAAACCGACTTAAGAGATAAAGAGTAAATGAAGAAGTCATAAGACTCCTTCTTCATATACTCTATCTCTACCTCTCTCACCATGCCAATCACTCTGTGATTTTCGACGCGGTGAATATCAACACATGGCATCGAAGATGCTTCACGTAGGTTGAAGGAAATGCCTCGAAATCAGAGGGGAAAGTACCTTCATTTATGAAGGTTGCTATTGTCTAACCTATGGTTAGGGGGGGATTGTCCTGATGTCTCTCATCCCAAGGATTTATCCTTGTACGCTTCAGTTGAAGTCAAACTTGAAGTGGACTAGGCTAAGTAGCTGATAGATAGGAGGTTGAATGCTGTTACATAAAGCTGAAATCCTTTCGGCAGAGTACGCTACGTGCGCACCACGGGGGTCAGGGAATGCGTTTCGGGTCTACGCGCGTCATACCTAGCAGTATACATAATCCCCAAGATCTGTATTACGCACCTTTTTTTAAAGCGGTTTTACCAACGAAGTTATGAACAAACCATCCTACACACTGGTTAAGAGGCTGTCATTAAGTGACTTATAGAGTTTACTTAAAGTAAAATATAGGCTTGACTTTTAAAGAAAAAAGTTGTAACTTCGCCAAAGCTATTCAGCGATAAAGCTTCACAGATGTTTTAAACCTACGAAGCTGTCTTTAGGATTACTTAAGTAAGTAATAAAACAGTAGCTACGTAGCGTCAGTCAAACTAATTAAGTTGTAAAGGCGCAAGAACTGCACATATGGGATTAGCATTAGGTTTGGCAGTGGGAGTAATCTACTGTGGTATAGGACGGGTATTCATTAAGCTGTCTAAGGGATCCCCTGGGGTTTCTTCTATAGGGGTTATCTCTCTCGGTGTTTTATCGAGGATGATGTTTGGTATATTCTCTTCTATAGGGGTTATTGCGTTATCTGGAATGGATAAGGGACAGCTTTTTATTTACTGCTTAGTTATATTGGTATTTACTGGGGTGATCCATCCTATACTATCTACTAGAATCAATTAAGTTGTTTGTTTATCTTTGTGATATGAGAAAAGAAGACAACATTATCTGTTCGGTTTGTTTATTAGCTAACATCAACCTGTGCGGTTGCCAGTGAGATGAAAGTCAATAAGTATGGCGATCCTATTGACCCTAAGAAATTAAAGAGGGGGATTAGCTGGGCCGAGAGTCGTGGAGGAAAGTATATGATGAACCCAACGAGTTCCGCTACAGGGCGCTATGGACAGCTTTACAGTTTGGTTGATGATCTCCCACAGATGGAGGGGGTATCTAGGGATAGTTTATCTAGGGATCCTAGGTTGCAGGAGCTGCTTATGGATATGAGGATTGAAAAGGGTATCGGGGGACCTAGTTTATCTCGTAATGCTGTTGATTTAGAGAGGGAGTATAAGGGTCAGCTAGGTGATAAGTGGGATTACAGGCCCGATGAGGTAGCTGCCTTGACTCATTTCTTAGGACGGCAGGGTGCTAGGAAGTATTTCGCCTCTATAAGGGATAACTCAGAGTTCCAGGCACCAGGGGTGAACAAGACACCAGAAGAATATTTACGTATTTATAATGAAGGCATAGAGAGATGAAGATCAAGAAGCGTAGATACGATAAGAAAAGAAACGTAAAGAACGACATCAGGGCTATAAAGAAAGCTATTAAATCTGGTGACATTCAGACCGACCCTGCTGAGGAGTTAATGCTAGACGATCAAGGTCGTCCTATTATTAACATGCTCCCAGAAGCTGATGTCAGCACTCTTGGTTACGCTGACAGGGACCTATCTAGTGATGTTTTAAACGCTTTAGGAGTTACAGCAAGAGAGGGGTTAGGACTACTACCTGGTGTGGGTGAGGTTCTTGATGCTGCTGAGGTTGCTAAGGCTGCCGACACGGGTAAAGACTTTTACGGTAATGAGACTGACGCAAAAATGCTCGGAGGTTTAACGGCTGCTGGGTATCTAGTACCTAATATTCTTGAGAGGCCGATAAAAGCACTTGGCAAGGCAGTTAAGAGTGGTTATAGAGCGCTTAAAAATAAACCCTCCTTAGATCTAGAAGGATTAGCCCCTAATGAGGCCTCTACGGTCGAAAAAATTATTAGCGCTGGAAAGCGAATTAAAAAAGCGGGCCTGAACGAAGAGTCAATCGAAGGATCAAGGAGAAACCTCATGTCTTTTGCGGATTCAGACGAGTATAGGGATAGAGCTATTCGTTCTTATTACCGCATGGCGGATGATCATAACGAGTGGGCTACCAAGGCTAATCGCATGCCAACCACTAGACAGGCAGCCGAAGACTATGCAGGTATTATGCAAGGACGGGCATCCAGCATGCTTGAAAACACAGAACCTTTTGTTGAGGACGCTACGACCTTCGCAAAAAGGGATATGCCTGATGCTCTTGAGTCCGACGGACGCGCTGGATTTGGAGGATTAGCAATTAGAGAAAGCCACCTGCCATTAGGTGTCTTTACTCCGAGTCAACAGCAGGCCATGGTGACAAATCCTGAATTTGTAAGTACAAACCTACAACAAATCGGACCAAAGCACTCCCTCACTGAAAGCTATGGGCCGAGTATTATCCTTGACCCTAAGGTAGGAAGAAGCACGGCTGCTCATGAGTTTGGGCATGTCAGCATGTCTAAGCAAGACATCTTGAACGCCGCAGGATCTATAGACACCCCCAAGATAAAAGATTCTAGTGTAGAGTATTTAAAGGGAAGAAGAATCTTGGGTCAAGATTATTCGGATTACCTCAACGATCCAGACGAAGTAAGGGCTCGTGCATTCGAGGCTATTGATGCGGCCATCGAGATGGACGTCACTACCGATGAACTAGTAGATGAATTTTTGTCGGCACAGAAAGCACGGTCCGTTGCAGAAACCGAACAGGAGGTAAAAGCAGCTGGAGCTAACTACGATGAGATATCCAACGCCCTTCCTAGAGGCTTGAAAACATTGCTTGAGTACTTTGACAAAAACGAAGTAAAAAACTACTTAAGGAAGGTTTACTCTGCACTCCCAGTAGCTGGTGCAGGAGCAGCAGCCGCAACCAGGATAGGGTCTGAAGACGAAGAGCCCACAAGTTACGCAAATGGCGGGATAATAAAGGCTTTGAAGAAGTCGGCTAAGAGCGGAAAAATAAGAGTCAAGAAGCGGGACTATAAGAAAGAGTACAAAAAGTACCACGCTAGCCGAGGTGCTAAGATAAAAAGAGCCGAACTCAACCAGTACAACCGAGAGAAAGGAACATATGGGAATGGGGACAGCCTTGACGCCTCCCATAAGGGTGGTAAGATCGTAGGATTTGAGGCTGAGGGGAGGAATCGTGGGCGGCGAGAGAAGTCCAGATTGAAGAAAAAGAAATAACTTATATTTGTTTCATGAAAGCTAAGAGAAAATACGAAAACGGAGGTCCAGTAAAAAAAGACAGCACTAATGTCTCTCGTGATAGAGCAGGTTTAGATCTTTTTGGAATGGAGGCTGTATTAAGGGCTAACAGAAAAAGAAATGCAGACATGGAGGGGCTGTCTGAAGCAGACAAGCTAAGAGAGTCGTTCGGAATTCCTGAAGGTGGAGCAGATTTAGATTTACTTGGAATGGATGCCGTGTTGGATGCCAGAGAATCGAAGGGACTTTCTAGAAACCCTCTTGAAGGATTAATGCCTGATGCTGATTACCTAGAAGATAAAAGACAGCAAGTTCTTAATTATCTGGTTGATCTTTTAAATCCCTCTTCAGAAAAGAAGATGACGAAAAAGATGGAAACCAAAGAGTATGGTTATGGCGGTAAAATGAAGTACAAGAAAGGTGGTTTCCCTGACCTGACTGGAGACGGTAAGGTTACTATGGCCGATATCCTGAAGGGTAGAGGCGTTAAGAAGTATGAGGACGGAGGTGTTAGCGATACTCGCAGAGAGCCTGAAATTCATATTGAAAGAAAAAGAGTAGTACAGGGTGCTGAAGGAATGGAGGGTAAGTACGATAGAGATGGTAGGTTAACTAAATATCCTGTTGGAGAGTATTCAGAGGATGAGACTATGTTTTACGTTGACGGGCTTCCCGTTGATGAAGAAACTGCTATGAGAGCCTATTCACAAAAAGCCGCCTCTGGATCAGGAGACGACTTTAATGAATTTGTTAAGAATTACCTACTTGCTGAAGATCCTAACTTGGGCGGTTCTAGATCGCAAGGATCTGTTAGGAGGCAGCAGCGAAGAGACCTAAGAGACGATCAGGAAAGAATGGGGCCAGCGGCTTTGTTAAAAGCTCTTGAGTCTTACAGACGTTAAAAACCTAAAATAGTTCCTACCTCGTCGATGAACAATCGAGAGCTGCTCCCTACCGTTTGATTGGGAGTAAAGGTAGATTCGCATCCTTTGCCTGTTGAAGCGGTTGTAATGACGTAAGTGTCTTGAACCATTCCATTCAGCGACTTCATGGTCAATGTGTACACCCTTCCATCCCCTTTAAAAGGGTTTAAGGAAATTCGACTTCCTCTCATGTCATCATTCATAACTACCTCCCTTCCGTTGGGGAGAACAACAGATAGGCTATAGCTATGTGTTGTGCTATTGTTATACATATCGTTTGGCGATACAGTAAAGCTAGCTTCGCAAGAGATGAATTGCGCAGATGCTAAACTCGAAACTGCAAGAGCAAGGGTTAAAAGAAGATTTTTCATGGCGATTGAATTAATTGATTTGTTATATTTTTGGTTTCGCTGATCTCAAGGTAGGACAAACTTTTCGATCTCGCAAATTTTTTTTCTAACTTTGCTATATTCAATCATAGATTGAAGAAATATTATCACAACCCTCGGATCAAAAGAATCAACCCAGCTTGGGTGGCTCAGAAAAATGAAATTAAGCAAAAATCTAACGTTAAAGGAAGCGGTGAAGTCAAACACGGCCACCCGCCTAGGAATAGACAACACCCCAAGTCAATGGGAGATTAATAATCTTACGGCTATAGCTGATCATATCTTTCAGCCTATACGCGACCACTTTGGTGTCCCAATAGGTGTGTCTTCTGGATTCCGATGTAGGGATTTAAATAAAGCTATTGGAGGAAGTAAATACTCTCAACATATGATTGGGGAAGCTCTTGATATAGACGCTGATATATATGGGAAGGTTACTAATGCCGATATATTCAACTATATAAAGAAGAACCTAGAGTGGGATCAGATGATATGGGAGTTTGGTAACGACGAAGAGCCTAACTGGGTGCATGTATCTTATAAAGAAGGCGGGGTTAATCGCAAGCAGATCCGAAAAGCCATGAGGGATTCGAAGGGAGTTTACTACATCACTGAGAGCTAAAAAATCGCAGCGGATAATATCACTATATTTGTTTTATGAAGTATTACATCACTGCTACATCAGAGGCAGAACAGATTAGCCGAGATAAAGCCCTTGAACTGGGGTGTGGCCCTGTAACTAAATATTGGTGGGGTTGGGTGGTAGATGCCAGGGACGCAGATCAATCGGCTTTGTGTTTTGAAGATAACGAAGAAGTGAGCTATACTACTGTAAGCTCTTTACCTGACGGATTCTTAGAAGAAATTGAGGATTAATGTTAGGTTTAGGTTTTTCAACAAATAGGTCGTCTTCCTCTGAGGGAGCTTCTATAGGGGGCAGAACTTCTTTTACTGGTCTCCTAGATGAGAGCTACGGTGGTTCCGCTGCCGCAGCTTATTCATTAAGAAGGCTTTCAAATTCTTACGAGGGTAAAGCCGTTCAAATACGAAGGGCTTCTGACAACATAGAGGTCGATGTGGGTTTTGACGCTAACAATGAGATATCTCTAGATTCACCCGTTTATAATGTAACAGAGGAGACTACGGGATCAAGCCCCACTCCTGATTTCAGTAGGGCAGATAACCTAGGGCAGTTCATAGGCAATGCTAGCTACGAAAATAAGGATCTTTTAAGTTCTCCAGATTCTGCTCTGATTCAGTGTTGGTACGATCAGTCTGGCAATTCAAAAGATGCTATTCAGTCTACCGCTGGAAGCCAGCCCCAGTTAGTTTCAAGCGGGGCTATAGTGACGGAAAACGGAAAACCAACCTTGAGTTTTGATGGGTCGAGCCATTACTTTGTTTTGTCCATAGATTCGTTAAACATCAACAATCTAAGCGTTCATACGGTTTGCAGTTCAGACAATCTAAGCGGCAGTAGAATGCAATTCACGCTAGGGACTGATACTGGTGTAAGGTATTGGCACTACCAAGTGGGCGGCGCGGACCGCGCATATTATGGCGGAACATCGCCTTTTATCGAATATGGCAGCATGGACACTGACCAGCATTTATATAGTTTTATCGCTGGTAGCACGAGCACAGTCTTTAGAATGTTTACAGACGGAACAGAGGCGGGTTCAACGGTAACACTTCAAAGCGGAACGCCATCAACTTCGCAACAAAGGATTGGTGCTTATCACAACAATGGTTTGAATTGGTCGGGAACGATTCAGGAATTTGTTCTCTATTCGGCTGACTCCACAAATAATCGCACAGATATCGAGTCCAACATCAACACCTTCTATTCAATCTACTAAAGTGAATTATAGAAACGCTGTACCGCTAGCCTACCTTTCTGAGACATCGCGTAACGCACTCTATAGTTATATTTTGTCTCTTCCCGAAACAAATGATCCTCTAGCGTTTGAGACGGCGTAAGCTTATCAAAGTGTTTGTATAAATATCCACTAGCGACAAGAGGGTATATCATTCTGTCGGCCAGGTTCTTTTTATGCATCCCGTAGTTTTCTGCGACCCAAGCCACTGTAAAGAACTCTAACTCGTATAAGAACAGCATTAAATGGAGGTAGGACTTAGTTAAGTCTGGATTGCTATCCAGAAATATATCCGTTGCGTTGCGTAAATTCTTTAAGTAGTTGCTTTTTACATACCTCTCTGGCAGCCTGGAAACCTCCCTGAACATCCTAGTTTTTTTAACGCTTGATTTAGGCATCTGATTTGTTTCGTATATTTGAGTTAAACAAATTTACATCATGAACCCTAAAGACACCCTTTTCTTCGCCGAGATGTATTCCTTAGTCAAGAGAATGGAAGAGACCATAGAGGAGTTCGAAATGAAAGATCGCACATTAGCTACTATAGTGGTAGGTTTAATAGACCTAGAAGATGTTGAGTCAGGAGCCGACGAAGCGGCTATGAAAACAATGTACAGCTTCAATCTAGACAGCAGGGATGAGCTAGAGGCGGTGAAGATGATTATGGATAGCGCTTACGAAGAAGATGATGATCAATCGTTAGACGACCTTCTTGATGGATTGGGTATATCCTTAAATTAAAATGGAAGGACTTATTAGAAAAATTGTCGTTGGCAAAGAGCCAAAAGATGGCATGGCTTACTACGTAGGCATGAGAGCAGGAAAAGGAGAGGTTTCAGCTATATTAGAGGACGATCACCATCTACATAAATTTGGCAAAAAAAGATACCTTGTTTATATAGAAAACGACCAAGGCACTCTTTTATGGAAAGCTATAGATGAAATGCCCTGTATGCTTGAATTTGATTTAAATTTTTAATTAATGAAAACATTTAACCTGTTTGTCGTCAAATTAGAAAAGACGGTAAACGACACCATCACAACGAGTGGCGGTCTAGAACTTTACATAGACAATAAATTCAATGAATTTCAAAACAGAGTTACAGAAGGTCCTGTCGTCGCTGTACCTTTCAAGTATGCGACTGGGGTCAAGCCTGGCGACACGCTTTACTTCCATCATCTCGTGGTTATTAATGAAGGTCAGCCACTTACTGGTGATGACGATCACTACCTTGTCAGGTATGATGAAGATCACGCTATTAATAATCAAGCTATTGCTTTTAAAGACCAACATACTGGTGCTATCCACCCTCTTGCGGGTTGGAGTCTTCTTGAGGCTGTTGAAGAAGAAGCCGTTCAGGAATCGGAGGTTATCGAGGTTGTACAACTCAAAGAGAAGGCTACAACAAGAGGCAGGGTCGCATTTACGTCTTCTGGGATTGAAGAGTTAGGGTTGGAAATAGGAGATGTAGTTGGATTTCAAAAAAATATGGACTACCGAATAAAAATTGATGGCAAGGAATATTATCGAACTCGATCTGAAGACTTGCTTTACAAAGAAATTTAATTAAGATGTACGAAATGGATAAAGAAGAGCTCTGGGGTATCCTGGAGCAAGAGAAATGCTTTCTTGCCGACGGTTTTGACGATGCCGTCATAGGTGTTAGCTACGGCCCAGATCAAGTGGCTATATATGACATAGGCAAAGTCGTAGAAATTTTATCTGAAGACATGCCACATGAAGATGCTGTGGAGTTTTTTGAATACAACATAGCTGGCACTTACTTGGGTCCTAAGACCCCTATGTTTGTTTTTACACATGGCAAGTAAGTTTACCACTATAAGCGCTGCAAAAAGACTTATGCAGAGCATGGAGGTAGCTATCGACAACATGATTGAGGAGGTTAAAAAGCCTGTAGATCCTGAGGCGGGGGGTTCAGCACGTAAAGCAGAATTACAGTCGATAAAACAAACAGCTGTTGACTGTAAAGAGCTTTTAGTAGAACGTCAGAGGTTAGAGCAAATGGTAAAAGAACTTAGCGAAAATGGAGAAATCGAAAAAGACAAAGACTATTCAGGAGGGTTTGCAGAAAGATTTTCTAAATAACCAAACGATTATCGATTATTACTTAAATAATAATTACTATGTAGTTTATACGCCTTCGTAGCTCAGCTGGATAGAGCAACGCCCTTCTAAGGCGTCGGTCACAGGTTCGAATCCTGTCGGGGGTACAAATTAAATTAACAACTATGCCAGACTTATATTGCCCAGACTGCGGAAAAGAAAGGTTCGAAAAGAGCCTGACTATGCGCGTTAAAGATGGAGAAACCTATTACGTAGAAGGTCAGTGCGAATGCGGCTCTCAGATGAAACTTACAAATCCTAAAAAAGGAGTTCCTTCGTTAAGTAGGATGAATTCTCACGGCCAAAGTTATTAATGGATATTTTAACCGACATAGAAGGTTATGATACTAAAGGTATTAAAATCGACCCTAACGGTACAGAAGGAGAGGTTGTCGAACTCCATGGGTTATTCGTGGTGCTTCCAAAGAAACCGATCAGATCGAAGATTCTCTTCCATGACCAGCCAAAGCAGCTGCAAATGTGGAAACGGATATCTATGCCAGAAGAATTGCAAAGGATTCGAGGTATGGATGAGTGGCTCGAAAAACCATCCGAGTTTCGAAAAAAGTTTCGTTCTTACATCGAACAGGAGTTTCAGCGTAGGCGTGACGGTGTTTGGTTTTACAATAATGGGGAACCTACGTACATTACAGGGCGGCACTATATGTTTTTACAATGGTCTAAAATTGATATCGGATACCCATCATACCTTGCTTTCCAGAAAGAAATCTTTACTCATATGGCTGCTTGCGAGGCTGATCCTCGTTGTTTCGGCCAGCTTTATACTAAGTGTCGTCGTTCTGGCTACACTAATATATGCAGTTCTGTACTTGTGGACGAAGCTAGTCAGGTTAAAGAAAAGCTTCTGGGCATACAGTCAAAGACTGGTAAAGACTCTCAGGAAAATATTTTTATGAAAAAGGTGGTGGCTATATTCCGTAGCTACCCATTCTTTTTTAAACCTATCCAAGACGGTACTACAAACCCCAGGATGGAATTAGCATTCCGTGAGCCTTCTAAGCGTATTACGAAGAACAATAAAACTTCTCACCGAGGGGACGCCCTGAACTCAGTTATAAACTGGAAGAACACTACAAATAACGCTTATGACGGTGAAAAACTACATATGCTTTACCTGGACGAAGCTGGCAAGTGGGAGAAACCCACTGATATCAGAGAGGCATGGAGGATCGAAAGAACCTGTTTGATTGTAGGTAAGAAAGTTATAGGTAAGGCAATGGTCGGAAGTACTGTAAACCCCATGAATAAAGGCGGGGAAGAGTATAGGGATCTTTGGAAAGACTCCGATCCGAACGAAAGAAATCAAAATGGTAGAACTAGGTCTGGGCTATATAGGATATTTATTCCTGCTTATAATGCGTTAGAGGGATTTTTTGATATTTATGGAAACGCAGTCGTAGACGATCCCGACCAGAGCGTACAAATACATGGCATAGATGGAGATGTTATAGATATAGGCAGCCGCAAATACTTAAAAAACGAACGTCAGTCCTTCAAAGATGATCCTTCTGAGCTTAATGAAATAATCAGACAGTTCCCCTTTACTGAAGACGAAGCGTTCAGGGACAGCATTGAGGGCAGTCTATTTAACATAGGCAAGATTTATCAGCAGATAGATCACAATGAGTCTTTGTATCCTAATCCTGTAGTTAAAGGCAATTTCGTGTGGAGATCTAAGGACGAGGAAGTTGTTTTTTCTCCAGATCCCAACGGGAGATTTAGGGTGTCTTGGATGCCCCCCGATCATTTAAGAAATAAGAAGTGCGAAGAAAGAGGCAAAAAGATAGCTCCTAATTCGCATATAGGCGTTGGCGGGGTTGACTCTTATGATCTTGACTCTACGGTAGACGGAAGGGGCTCTAAAGGGGCTTTACATATGTACAATAAGTTTAGCATGGATGCTCCCTGTAATATGTTTGTGGTCGAATATGCTTCTCGTCCAGACCTTGCAAGTATCTTTTATGAAGATGTGCTTATGTGCGCTTTTTTTTACGGCTATCCTTTACTTGTAGAGAACAATAAGTACGGCATCGTAAGGTATTTTGAGTCAAGAGGATACGACGGTTATTTAATGGATAGGCCCGACCATCTTAAAACTAGTAATTCTTCCGCAAACGTGAGGACCAAGGGTATTCCGTCTAACTCTCAGGATGTTATACAGTCACATGCTCAGTCGATTGAAGCTTACATACACGACCATGTAGGTATAAAAGCAGAGACAGAAGAATTTGGTAAGATGTATTTCAATAAAACTCTTGAGGATTGGATTGGGTATAAAATAGACAAAAGAACTAAATTTGACTTAACTATAAGTTCTGGATTAGCTCTTCTTGGCGCTCAAAAAGTGAAGAAAGAGAAAGTAGAATCTAACTTTTCTGAAAAGCAGTTTTTTAGGACTCACAGGCCAAAAGCCTGGCACTTCTAGTTTTACTATATTTGCATCGGAGTTATAATAACTCAGCCTACTGCAAATGCAAAGCAATAACAAAAAATCTAGTTTCCCAGATCCGCTAGCTCCTTCTGAACAGAAACAAAGCAAGGGTTATGGTCTCAATTACGCTAAGGCTGTTTATGGGCAGTGGGGTAAGATGGATCAGCAAAACTCTATATTCGGAAACAGAAAAAAAACGTTTGAAAGAAACAGACGTTACGCAAACGGAACTCAAGACACAGCTATATACAAGTCATTACTCACTTCTTTAGATCCAAACAATGGAGATGGGAGTATGCTAAATATTGACTTTACCCCTGTTCCCATTCTTCCTAAGTTTGTTCGAATAGTAGTTAATAAAATTTTATCACTTTCTCCATATCCTAATCTAGAGGCTATTGATCCTTTATCTTCTTCAGAAAAAGACAAAGAAAGAAGGAAGGTCGAGATGATGATTCAGGCCAAGAAAGAGCTGGCTAAGATAGAGGACAAGACAGGTGTAAGTGTAGGTATGAATTCAAAGGATATACCAGAAACTTTGGAAGAGGCGGAAATATTTATAGGTAATAACATAAAGTCATCTTCAGAAATTGCCGCTCAGATAGGTACGAGCTTAACTCTTGAGTGGAATGATTTTAATGACTCTACTTTACGGAGATGTGTTAACGATCTTGCCATTACAGGCATGGCTGTTGTGAAAAGGTCTAACGACCCTAATTATGGCATAAAAACTGATTACATAGACCCTGTAAACTTTGTCCACAGCTTTACCGAGGATCCAGACTTTGGAGACCTTACCTATGCTGGTCATGTTCGATACATACCTATCCAGGAGCTGAAGCGAATGGCGGGTGATCAGTTTACGGAAGAGGAGTTTAAAGAGATAGCAAGCAAAGCTCAAAAGAAGTATGGGTACGATGCAGGAAAGCTCAGTCAGTCTTCTTACGATAGGGTAAACAACCAGTCTAACTTCGGTTACGATGAGTATATGGTTGAGGTGCTTGACTTTGAGTTTATGTCGGTTGATTGCGAATACTTTGAAAATAAAGAAAGCCGATATGGGAATATAGGATTTTACTCTAAAGGAGAATCTTATAAAGGCCCGCAAAACTCGGTCTTTAATAGGGATGTCGTCAAGCTTGAGTCCGCTTCTGTTTATGGCGGTTGCTATGTTTTGGGAACGGACTTTTTATTTAACTACAGCAAGAAGAACAATATACCTAAGAACATACACGACATATCAAAAACTAATCTTTCTTATTCTGCCTGTTCTACCAATATTTTGGATATGATGCCAAAATCTATGGTGGATAGTTGCATTGGGTTTGCCGATCAGCTTCAGCTTACGCACTTAAAGATTCAGCAGGCGGTTGCAAAGGCAAAGCCAGACGGGATAATTATTGATATTGAGGGCTTAGAAAATGTTCAGTTGGGGAAAGGGGGTGACCTTCAGCCGTTGGAGCTTCATGACATATATGAGCAGACGGGTGTGTTTTATTATAGAAGTAAAAACCCAGAAGGAGGATTCCAAAACCCTCCTATACGTGAAATAGGCAATAGTATCCGAAACATTAACGAGTTGATTGGTTTATACAATCACTACTTGAGAATGATTCGAGATGCGACAGGCATTAACGAAGTTATGGATGCTTCTTCTCCAAAAGGAGACGCGCTAGTAGGGGTTAGGCAGCAAGCTTTAGCGGCTGCTAATAATGCCATATATGACATTACTAATTCATCTATGGTTTTGTATAAAAAGGTTTGTAGTGACATAGTTAAATGCTTACAGGTTATTCATCCAGACTCTGTATTATACCGTATTTATGAAAATGCTATCGGGCGAGAAAACATGTCCGTTTTAAGTTCTTTTCAAAACTTAGCTATGTACAACTTTGGGGTTCGTGTGGTCAAAGAGATGGAAGAGGGGGAGCGTCAATATCTAGAGCAGAACATCCAAATAGCTTTGTCTCAGAAAGAAATAGATTTAGAGGACGCTATTGCTGTTCGTCAGTTAAAGGATATTAACCAAGCGGAAAGACTGTTAATTGTCCGAAGGAAAAAGCGTATTGCGATGAATCAGCAGATAGCTATGCAGAACTCTCAGCAGCAGGCTCAGATTCAACAAGCTTCTGCTCAGGCTACTTCTCAGGCCAGGCAACAAGAGATGCAAATGGAAGCCCAGTTAAAATCTCAAGAGATGCAACTTAAAGGGCAGCTTGAGGCACAACTTGAAAGCGTAAAGCACGAGTTCAGGAAGGAAATTGAGATGATCAAGGCTCAGGCTACTTTAGGGTTTAAAGAAGATGACGAAAACTTTAAGCAAAAGCTAGAAGTTTTGAAGGAGGACAGAAAAGACGACAGGGTTAAAAAGCAATCGGCTGAGCAGAGTAAACTTATTTCTCAGAGAAAAGGAGAGAGGGGTGAGCTGCCAGAAGAATCTGGAGATATAACATCAGAAATATTAGGATAATATGGCGCAACAAATAAATCTAGATACGTCCCAGAGGGTAGATATCGTTTGCCGTAAGGGAGACACCTTTGATCTGTCGTTAACGCTAAAGGATGACGCACCTACTCCAGCTTCAATAGTTGCGAATTCGGACACTTTTAAGATGGAGGTTAGAGCATCTGATGAGGAGGGGGATCCTTACGCAAATGGCAACGCAACTATTATTTTGAGCACACAGGACACTGACGGTTCGGGCGACACAAAACAGATAATCGTAAAAGACACTAGCAATACGGCTATGACATCATCTAGCGTGGGCGCAGCCGCTACGAATGGTATCGTTAGGTTTACAGCCACCGCAGCAATTATGGCCTCAACTAAAGCTGGGCTTTACGTTTACGATATTGAAATGACAGATGCCTCAGACTCAAGCAAAGTCACCACTTTAATCTACGGAACGTTTAAAATCAACGAAGACGTAAGTGTATAATGGCAATTAATATTACGATATCGGTTGGGAAAACTACTAAGGTTGTTACTGTACCGCAGGTTCAGAATAATATAACGATTTCTCGTGTAGCTACCGCCTCTTCTTCTGGAGGAGGGGGGTCTTCTACCTTCGCTGGTCTTACCGACACGCCCAGCTCTTTTGGAAACTCAGGTCAGGTATTGGCAGTAAACGGCGATGGAGACGCCCTTGTTTACGCCAATCAAACCGCAGCGACCTCAATTGCTAATTTAACTGATGTAAATCTTTCGAATCCCGCAGAGGGTGATGTCTTAGTATATAATGCCGATAATGACTTTGTTAAAAGCTCAACGCTTCAAGATTTAAAGACACTCTTAAAGTCGCCTTCGGGAAGCACGATACTTACAGCTGATGGGTCAGGGACAAGCACGGACGAGGGAAGACTTGAACTGACATCTACCACAGCGAGTTTAAAGTCAGGTCGAACAGAGTTAAAGGTTACTGAGACAAGCCCTGGTCAATTGGACTTTGTGGTGTCGGCAGGCGCGTCAGGTAGCGAAACACCGTTCACTGCTGTAGAGATTAATGGTCAGACTACCGCTAATCTAGCGGAAATGAACATTAAGAATGGAACTGCTTTTTACATACATGGATCTAGCGCTGGCGCAAGACTACAATATACAGGTGGCGGAGCAGTCATTACTTTGCCAGCCTCAACGGGTACTTTAGCCACAACGGATGAGATTATTACGGCACAACAAGCATCGGACATTACAACGAACAATGCTAAAGTTAGTTACACGGATGCAAGCGCAGTAGCCGCTAATACGGCAAAGGTTGGTATCACTACTCAGCAAGCATCAGACATTACGACCAATAATACTAAAGTAACAAACGCTACTCATACAGGAGATGTCACGGGCGCCACGGCGCTTACCATAGCTGACAATATAGTTGACGAAGCAAGACTAAAGGTTTCTAACTCCCCCACTAACGGTTATGTATTGTCTGCTCAGTCAGGAAACACAGGGGGGTTAACTTGGGTGGCGCCTGGAACTTCAGCGGCTGACGATTCTATAAGCGAAGCGAAGCTCAATGTTTCTAACGACCCTACCAACGGATATGTGCTTACCGCTCAGTCAGGTAACACGGGGGGGTTAACTTGGGCCGCTCCTGGAACACCTACCATTACTGATGGTTCTATCACTACCGCTAAAATAGCAGATGATGCGGTTACGGAAGATAAATTATCAAACACTCTACTCGCTGAAATAGACGCAAATACTGCGAAGGCAACCTTCCCAGGATTTGGCACCACATCAGGCACTGCCTTGGCTGGCAACACAGCTCTGTTGCAGCTTGGTACATCAAGCACCACAGCCCTGGCAGGAGACACTACTACAATTAGTGACGCGCAAGCTGCTAATATCACGGCGAATACTTCGTCTTTAGTATCCGTTGCCACTACTGCTGGAAATGCAATGCCTAAGGCTGGAGGGACATTTACTGGGGCTATTGATATGGGGAGTAATAATATCACCACTACAGGTAAGGTATTATTCTCTAACGTTTACTCTCTTGAAGGCGATTTACCTTCAGCCTCTACATATCATGGTATGTTTGCTCACGTTCACGGAACTGGAGCAGCTTATTTTGCCCATGGAGGAAATTGGATAAAGCTAGCAAACGACTCAGATGTTCTTGATACAGCCGCAGTATCAGACGGTGCAACAACTCTTGCCACGGGAGATCAGATCCATACTTTTTTAACTACACAAACCGATGCGATTGCAGCGGACACAACTGGTAACGCAGCGACCTCTACAAAGATTGCTAGCATTACAAACTCCAATATAGTTCAGCTTACCGAAACCCAGACGCTGACTAACAAAACATTAACTAGCCCTACCTTAACCACCCCAGCACTGGGTACGCCAGCTTCTGGGGCTTTAACGAACTGCACCTTTCCTACACTTAACCAAAACACCAGCGGTACTGCTGCTAACGTAACGGGTACTGTCGCTATAGGTAACGGGGGAACAGGAGCTACAACAGCAGGGGCTGCTAGAACCGCTTTAGGCTTAGGAACAGCGGCTGTAACAGATTCATCCGCTTACGCTACTTCCGCTCAAGGTACTAAAGCAGACGTTGCAATGCCTCTGGCTGGTGGTGCGTTTAGCGGAGCAGTAACAACCAATTCAACTATTGATGGAAGAGACGTAGCTGCTGACGGCACTAAGTTAGACGGTATTGAATCTGGCGCAACCGCAGATCAGACAGCCGCAGAAATAAGAACTCTAGTAGGAACGGGAAACAATAACCTTGTTCCTGCTCAAGGTACAGCAGGACATTTCTTAAAGCATGACGGTACATTTGGGTTGCCGTCGTACATAGCCAATACAGATACTCAAAACACAACAACCTTATCGTTCGTAGACTCCAGTAGCGACGCGATACTTAGGAACACTACTGGCGGTGCTGGATCTGGAACTCAAGACGTAAAGTTTGTTGCTGGTTCTAACGTAACCCTTACGCCTGACACTGGTTCTAGCCCTCAGACATTAACGATAGCCGCTACTACTGGAGGTATTGCAAATGTTTTAGCGGATACAGGACCTCAATTAGGTGGAGACCTTGACACAAATAGTAAAAATATACTCTTTGCAAAACCATCCAATACAGACTATTCATCTAATGGAGATATCGTAAAGTTTGGAGGTGCTACTGGTATGACTGAGGGGGATCTATATTATTTAAACTCCTCTGGCACTTGGGCTCCCGCTAATGCAACATCAGCCTCAACTTCTGGGGCGTGTCTTTTAGCTATAGCCCTAGGCGCTGCATCGGACACTCATGGAATGCTTTTAAGGGGTTTTTACACTATGAATGACGCCGCAATCGACGGTACAGAAGCCACGGGAGACGAACTATATGTAGGGGAGAATAACGGCCACGTAACTAGCGCTCCTCCATCGAGCGAAAACGATGTGGTTCGCGTCATAGGTTATTGTATCGACGGCACCAATGGGCAGATTTGGTTTAATCCTTCTAATGACTTTATCGTACTAGCAGCCAGTTAATAATTATGCCGAGTATAGCATCACATAACGGAATAGATATGGCAGATATAGCATCAATAAACGGACAAGACGTTCCAAGCGGAGGTACGTCCGCCACTACAGCCCCGACAATTACAGTGACAACAGCCAGCACGAATGTCACAGTAACAGTAGATAATCACAGTACAGAGTATACTAACCCGAACTACTCTGTAATCTCAAAAGTAGGAGGCGTCACTGTAGTGGCGGACGCTGATGTTAATCATACTTTAGACTCAGGTGATGACCATGTGTCAAATACGCTTACGTTTACTGACACTAGCTCTGCTTCTGGGCAAAGAACGGTAGAGGTTAGAGCGCAAGATTTTGGAGAAGCACAAAGCGCAGCAACTACAGCAACTTACACTATTACCTCCTTACTTCCAAGCTCAAGGTACATTCGTATTCGTGCAGTCAATTCCGATGGCTCAAACACTGATAAACGATTATGGATTGCTGAAATGAGGTTTTACGAAGGTCCTAATCAGAGTGGAACAAGTCATCCGACTAACATGGTCAGTGCAACTACAGACACAGACGGAAATAATTACTACACTATATCAGCAGGGTATAGCCAGAGTGGCTACAATCCATACGAGGCGTTTGATGATAGCACCTCGCTGTTTGATAATTGGTGGTCGTTAGGCACTAGCTCTGCAAACAATTGGATTCAGGTGGAATTTGATTCAACGCAATTTTCAACAGCTCCAACAATTAACAGCTTCGAAATCCAATCGTATAATTCAGGAACTTATGCTGATTATATAGCCGTAGAAACCAGCGATGACGGTACGAACTTCACACAGCAGGAAGTTTACGATTTTGATGATTCAACAAGCAATATGCAAAGCTTCCCTTAATGAAATACAATAAGAAACAAATAGACGCAGCAGTGGCGGCGACGTCCCCTATGTGCTTTATTTTACACGTAACAGGAGCGGAATACTGTGATGCAGTCTTCGTGGCAATGCAGTTGTCGAGCGACAGTAATGGCGAATTAAGTCAGCAGAACTTGAATCTAATCACCGAATTAATGCCATAAAATGGACAGCACAGCGGTAGGCATGGTAGTGGAGTTCATCGTCCTTTTGGGCGGAGGAGTAAGCGCAAACTTAAACATAGGGTAATGCATCTAATTAAAACTGTTGTTGATTTTTTTGTTTTAGTATCTTTACCATATGAAGTGCTGCAAGAAGTATAAGAAAGGTGGTAATGTAAGCCTTAAGATGGGCAAGCATAAGTCTCGATCTGGGGGACTTACCGCTGCTGGGGTAAAGAAATACAACAGGGAAACAGGAAGTAATCTGAAGACTGCTGTAACGACACCCCCTTCAAAACTTAAAAAAGGAAGTAAAGCAGCCAAAAGAAGAAAGTCTTTCTGCGCGAGGATGTCTGGCGTAAAAGGCCCTATGAAAAAACCTAACGGCAAGCCAACCAGAAAGGCTCTTGCGTTACGTAAATGGAACTGCTGATATGAACGCTGTAAAGTACAACAAGGGAGGTAAGCTAAAAGTTAGCACGGCTACAAAATCTGTCCCCGCTCCTAGTGGGTTTCACTGGATGGAAGAGAGAGGCAGGTACTTTCTTATGAAGGGTGATTATAAACCTCATCCTGGTGCCGTTAAAGAAGCCAAGTTTAAACTAGCCAGTCATGGCTAAGGTCGTAAAGAAATACAAGAAAGGGGGCTCTGTAAAAGATGCTTGCTATCATAAGGTGAAGTCACGCTACAAGGTGTGGCCTTCTGCGTATGCGTCTGGAGCTGTAGCTAAGTGTAGAAAGGTGGGTGCTAAAAACTGGGGCAATGGCGGTAAGAAAAACTAAAGCAGGTCTTAACTTAAAGCGTTGGTTTAAAGAAGATTGGAAGACTTTATCTGGAGATAAGGATTACTCAAAAGGTGATCGATCATTTAGACCGACCAAGAGAATCTCCAAGGACACCCCAGCAACAGCCTCCGAGTTAACTCCAGCAGATAAAGCTAGGGGAAGAAAAGAAAAGAGAGAGAAGGGTAGAGTAAGCCGCTGGAAGAAAAGCTCTAAATAGCGGATATCAAATAAGTTATATATTTGCACTTAAAGTAAACAAACATGTCAAATCTTATTAGACAAGGTGACGCGAATCTAGTGGCTTTTGGTCAGCTAGGGTGTGAGTTCCAGGGAGGAACCGCCGCATTTACAGTTCCGTCAGGTCAAGTTATTGTAGCGATCACCCTTACAGAGAATTCACAATTTACTACCCTTACTCCAGAAAGTGCTATTTTTTGTGGTACTGGATCCACTGATGTAAATGGAGATGATATGACGGGAGACTCCTTTCCAAAAGGCATGACTATTTACGGCAGGTGGTCAGCACTAACACTTGCTTCAGGTGCGGCAATCTGCTACTTTGGATAATAAAACAAACTTAATTTAATGGAAAACGAAAACACACAACCCGTAGAAGGGATGGAGCAAGAGGCTCCCGTTTCTACACCAGAAGAGTCTACATCATCATTTAGCTTCGTAAGCGATGAAGAGGTAGCTCAAATGAATCAACCGCAAGAACAGCCTACACAGGAAGCTGCTCCAGAGGTTGAACAACAACAAGAAACTTTTTCTGAACCAACGGAAGCGCAACCAGAGGTTCAGCGAGGATATGCACCAGAAGAAGTCGATACCGCTGTGTTCGAATTCCTTAGCGAAAGGCTGGGGAGGAACGTAAGCTCACTTGACGACCTACAGGTGCAACAGCAGGAGCAAAGAGAGATTGACGAACGTATTTCAGTGATTGCGGATTTTGTCGAAAAGACTGGCCGCGATCCACAAGATTGGTTTATCTATCAGTCAATGAACCCATCCGAAATGGATGACATGACTGCTATTCAGGTCCAGATGGCATCTGATTACCCAAACCTATCGCAAGAAGAAATCG